CGTTGGGACCACCACATCATCACCATACACTAAGATACTCTCGCGAGTATCCTGATCGGGAGCATAGGCATTCAGTATTGCCCAGATCGTCAACGCCATAATGGGGAAGCATAATGCCGAACCCATGGGCGCGAACTTTCTGAGAGGCAACAGCTGTTTGTCAGGAAGCTCCGTGCTACCACTCCTGCAACACTCGAGGTAGGGCACTAGCCCGCTCGGGAACAAGAGTCGAACCAGACTAAGGGATACACGGTCACTGGCCTCTTTTAGGTCGAGCGTCGCGTACTTCCCTCCCTCGGAGCCCAATAAGGCGCCCCTTTGGTTAGGACCTTGGTCTGTGAAGAACACATTCCACTTCGTGAGTGGGTGGTTCTCAACTCTGTCGTAGATGGCCTGACGTAGTCCTTGCTGTATCCATTGGTTATCCACTGGTTCGCAAGAGATGAGTCGAGGCCCGCGCGAGTCCTTCGGCACCAAACATACGCGTGCCGGGAACTGCTTCGTACCTAGCTTCGAAAAGCTACGGTACCCATCACATACACTACTTAAGGACGCATGAAAATAAACGTCCAATGGGTAGTAGTCTGTGATAGCATCTGATACATTCATCCATTGCCACTTGCCCCATAGTCCCTCTCGAGTTGAGACGGACCCAGGACCGTGTCTAGGGATGATGTCCAGAGGATCAAAACCAGCGAACAGCTTGCGTAAGCTGCTCCTGGCTCGTAACACTGCGTGCGCCATGGTGAGCTCTCGCGGTTCTTTAACCTCTCGATAGCGTAACCACCACAACTCTTCAGCATTATCTCGGATGTAGGAATCGAGTTTATTCAACTCCTCATCCACTTGACAGAGGTCTGTCTCAGTCGCAATGAAGGACTGGACAACTTTCTGTTCGTCGGCAGCAGAATACGGCAACTCGTACTTGTAAAACAAGTATAGTACTTGTCGCAATACTCCGATACTAACCACACACGGACTTGTTAGGACCGTGCCGTCACTGTGCAGTACCCTATTGAAGAACTCTCCCATGAAAATGGGAAGTTCACTATCGACTTGGGCTTCCCAGCCCAGATCTCTAGCGTTCAAT